ACTCTCTTTGAGTAAGTCAGCAGCCTTTTGTTTTGGTGAAGCGGACGAGCTACTCTTAGCACCTAAGAAGTTAGCTGCCATTGAAATTGCTTGACCTAGTTTAATTGAACCCATATAAATATCCTTAACCTTTGCTAATATTTATAAAGGATTATGGAGTGAAATGACTAAAACATATAAAGGCATATACAAACCTACTAACCCTAAAAAATACGCTGGTGACCCCAGTAATATAGTATACCGTTCTAATTGGGAAAGACGATTCATGGTATACTGTGATAAAAATGACGATATAATATTTTGGGCAAGTGAAGAATTACCCATACCATACTATAATCCTGTTACAAAGAAAGTACATAGATATTTTCCCGACTTTATCATAAAGACCTCAAAAGGCAAGCGTTTTATGATTGAAATAAAACCTGCCAAATATCTAAAACCTCCTAAACCACAAGCAAAAAGAACAAAACGATTCTTTGGTGAACAAGTAGAGTTTATTAAAAATCAGGCTAAATGGAAAGCTGCGTCTGCGTATTGTGAAGACCAAAATATGGAGTTTAAAGTGTTTACTGAAAAAGAATTAGGTATATACTAATCGTACAAATTGTCGCCGACAGTCTTATCACTTACACCTGAATTTTCATCAGCTGCATTGTGTTGAACACTTGATGAGTTGTTTACCTGTGTAGAACCACCAACTACAACACCTCCGCCACCACCATTTGCACCTGAAGCTGCTAACATTTGTGACTCAGTATTTAATTCTCCGCCTGTTGCACCACCAGTTGTCTGTGATGTGCCTGTAATTGATTCACCTGTTTTTCTAATTGCATAGTGATTGAATCCTTTTGTTTCATAATATGGTTCAAATTTACCTTGACCTAATTTAGATAGTTCAGCTGCATAAGCGGCCGCACCTGCCTCATCATTTCTTCCAAATTTAACCTTATCACCTGAAGTAGTATCAATAACATCTCCCATATCATTTGTAGAAACAAGAGGTTGAGCGCCTGTGTCTGTCATAGCCATTGGTACTGTAGCAGCTGCTTCTGTCATATCAGCTGTATCACCGTCACTAACACCTAAAATTTTATTCTTCATTGCTTTTGCTTTATCGCCAATGAATGGTAATCCTTCAACCGACTCTAATACACCAACTAATAGACCTTGCATTAATTCTTTAATCTTGTTAAATGGTGCCATTGCAAACTCAACAATCTTATCTTTAATAGCTGTAACTTTTGTTACAATACTATCTGTCATTTCTTTTAGTTTTTCTGGTATAGTAACCATCACAAAGTCTTTTACTTTAGTAAACAAACCAACAACTTCGTCTTTGATGTTTGTAAACCATGTAACAATACTATCTTTAATCTCTTGTACTTTTGTTGGTATTGTAACTGTAAAGAATTCTTTTACTTTGGTAAATATACCTTTTACATCTTCCACTATACCTGTAAACCATTCTGTAATACTATCTTTGATTGATTGTACTTTTTCTGGTATTGTAATTACAAAGAAATCTTTTATTTGTGTGAATATACTAATTGCTTTGTCTTTGATATCTGTAAACCATGTTGTTAAGGCGTCTTTTATGGCTTGTACTTTTTCAGGTATTGTAATTACAAAGAAGTCTTTAATATCTTTAAACAATTGACTTATTTTTTCAGGCAGTTCTCTAAAGAATTCTTTTATATCAGTTACCATTTGTGATTTAATACCAAAGGCTGCTAATGCGTTTTCTAATAAACTGAAAAATGCGTCACCAATATAACTTACTAACTTAATAGGAAAATCTATGAATAATGATTTTACACCACTAAAAAATGTAGCTGCGTCACCACTAAAAAGACCTTTAAATATATCTAACAATCCTGTTATAGCGTCACTTACCATTGCTACTGCTTTATCGAATAATGGACCTATATCATCTGTAAATGCACTAAAAAATGCCTTGACACCATCAACAATTGGTGCTATCTTTTCTGCAATCTGTTTACCATATTTTTTTAATACAACTGCAAGACCTAATAATCCTGCAATAAGACCACCTTTAATTAACATACCTTTTATGCCACCGGCACCCATAAGACCACTAATTTTATCTTTAGCTTTTGCCATAAAACCAGGACCTTTTGAATCTTCTCCGCCACTTATTGCCGGGTCGATATCTTCACCGCCACCTGCTTGAGATAAATCAGCAGCCTGTTCTTGTGCATTTATTTGGTCTTTTTGAATTGATACACTATCACTAAACTTATCAGCAATTAAATGAATACCATCTCTTATATCTTCAAGTACAACCATCATACTTTCAAATGGATTCATAGGTTGAGCAACTGCACCGCCTCCTGAAAGTGATTTACCACCACCAGATATAGTCGCTACTTGTGTACCAACTGCTCTGCCTATTTCTATTACTGATTCGTTTTTTAGTGTAATCTCTGACATTATTTTTTACTCTTACTTGTACCTGTGTATAAACCAAACCAGGCAGCGCCAGCACCAACTACGATACTAATTAACCCACTCTGTTCCATTGTTGGAGCACCTAAGTTCATATACCATATTACACATTTGTATAATAAGACTATGTAAACTGTTAAGAACAATCTTGGAAATATTCTCCAAGCGTCAACAGCTCTTGCCATGTGTATTAGTTTAGCATATGGGTTAATACCTAAATCTTTTATAGATGTATCAACCTCTAGGTCTACACTAATTTTTTGTTTTGGTTCTGCAACCTTTATTTCTTTATCTGCCATTTTACCCTCGTTTACTTTGTTGTTCTCTGCGTTCTTTTTCTTCTTTAAGATAATTAACTAATAACGAAACATATACCTCCCTCTCCCAAGGTATCATATTTTCAAGTTCACTTAACGAATACTTGTGATGTTGCATTAAAGCAAAGTTCGTTTCAAAGTAATTCGTTAACGAATCATGTGAGAGGGCTATACGAAAAAACTTGCTAGTCCCTTTAATGTAACCTCAGACTCAACTTTTGTCTTTGGATTAGTCACTTGTACTTTATGTTCTAATCTTGGCATACTATTATAGAAATCTGTCAATTTTCTCATTTGTATTGCCGTCAAGTTTTCTAAAAACTCAGTCACTTCTTTCTTCTCTAAATCTTTTGTCATGTGGACAGTTTCGCCCTCATAGATACTTTCAATAGAGTTTTCAATCATCTTGTAAGTTTTTTCTATATTAACTTCTCCTGTTAATGTTTCACCATCAATATCTTTTAATGAAGGATATTTTAATGTAACACCTAACTTTCTATCTTCGTCAATAACTACATTACTTGAATGGTCGTCATCTACAAAAACTTCAACTTTTGCTAAATCAATTTCTACATCTGCATAAGTTTTACCGTCATCAGGACATAAAACTTTTAGTTTTGCTTTCTCACCTACAGACTTGGCACGAATTTGTAAAAATACATATTCAATGTCAAACATAGGATGGTTTTCAGCAAGTAACTCACCAAATGTACATGATTTAACTATTTCTTTAATGGCCGATATCATCTCTTTAGATTCACCGGATTCCATTGCCATTAATAATATCTTTTCCTCTTTTACAAGAAAAGGCCTAAAATTAATGGTCTTTTGTTGTGATGGTAAAGTCAATTCATACTTTGCCACATTGGCTAATGGTAACGCCATAATTTACTCCTTTTTATATTAAAATAACGGTGGAAATATTTTTCCACCTGTCACCGCCCCAATAGGGACTCTTTGCTTAATGACATTTACTACATCTCTACCTGCTCTTTTTAATTCAGGCGGTAGTTTGTTTAGTATGCCCCCAAGAAAACTATTATCTTCAGCTCTGATTACCGCTGGCTTGCCATATGCTGAACCAGTTGTATATGTACCAGTTTTATCCATTGTCAAATTAATCCAATTTTTAAATGCTAAAGTTACTGAAATTTTTTGTATCTCGTCTGTTTGACCATGACCATATGATACTGCACTAATTGTTTTAGGAAAACATTCAAACAATTCTACACCGTAGGCAATCCTATCTCTGTCTTGGTTACCAGAAAATGCACCAAGTTGGTATATTCTTAAACCACCTGTGTACTCATCATAAAAGTGTACATTGTTAGTAACTTGGTCAAATGCAGCCTTTTGCCACATCTCAAAGAAACTTCTTTGTCTTAAATATTTGTCACAATATATTGACATTGTAATTTCACCACTAAAACTATGGCCATTTACAATTTGTCTTTTAGGTCCGTATATTTTTAAATCTGTTGTATCAAGGTTTCTACCTGGCATATCAACACTATCTACATAAGCTCTTAAACCTCTTTGTATTTTATTACCAACTGTAAGTTCGTTTGTAAGTGTAGTTCTTTGTAATTCGTTACCTCTATCTACACCTTGACTACCACCTGGACCTTGTGCTGGACCACCGTCAACACCTTTTGGTAAAATAAAGTCAACCATAAATCTAGTTGGTCTTGCAAAGCCTTCACCCTCAGCAACAGTAGCCATCATTCTACCTATTGTAGATTCAGGATTAGGTCCCATTGTACGGCCTAATCGCTTATCGCCTTGTACATCATTCAATGACTTATCTCTAGGAATACCTAGTCGAATGTCAAATCCACCTATTCTTCTACCGCCTCTTAAAATTGCCATTTTACTTTACCTTGTTTGCTAACCTTTTTCTATTCTTCAAATGTGCTTCTTCAACTAAATCTTTATTCTGTCCATAATATGGTACTGCATAACCTTTATCACACATTTTTTGATTTACTGACTTACCGTCAATCCATATATCGCCTAAAATACGACCAAATTTA